ATGACTCCTCCCTCGGGAAGATCAACGAGGCAGTTGCCCAACGCCTAAAGGCAGTTCGTAAGGAACGTACCATCAACGACTATAACATCGGTGATAAGGTCAAGTTCAACGAACAAACAGGCACCAGGTACATGGTAGGTGAAACCGCCACCATCGTTTCAAAGAACCGTACGAAGGTCGTGGTTCGTTTGGATAATCCAACAGGAAGGTTTGCCAGGATAAACCCTGTCACCCGTCAGGTAGAATCCTCGAACGTAACCTGTCCGGTAGGAATCTTAGACCTAATATAAGACGTGACCTAGGCGTGTAGTATACAGTTGTCCTATACACCGAGGACTTCTCTACGGGGGAACCATGACTACTCTTGCGGCCATTCAAGGCGATGGCTGGTGCACGATTGGTGCAGACAGTCAAGCTAGCGACGAGTCTGGTTTCATGATGCAGATCGTCACAGGCAAGACATTTAAGAACGGACCTACGTTAATTGCAGGTGCGGGTGCTGTTCGTGGAATTAACATACTTCAGTTTGGTTGGGCTGCTCCTCGTTTCACCGGCAGGTCTACCGACGAATATATGACAAAGGTTTTTATACCAAGCATGCGGCAGGCTTTTATTAAGGCTGGCTATGACATGAAGGACGACGGAGACGTAGCGTACAACGACAACAACTTCATAGTTGCGGTTAAGGGAAATCTTTATAGCATCGCCGAGGATTACTCATGGGAAAGATGCAAGCGTGGACTTTACGTTGCTGGTTCAGGAGGCAAGTATGCTCTCGGAGCTCTCGGAGCTCTCCAGGCTGAAAAGGCTAAGAACGTTGAGGAGGCTGAGAAGCTACTGCGAAAGGCTATTGAGGTTTCAATTCGTTGGGATGCGTATTCAGGTGGAGAAGTAACTATCATGTCTCAGAAGGGTTAGAAAACCTGATATAATAGACCTATTAAGTGACGAAAGGACAAATCATGGACCTAAAGGACAGTGTACATATAGTAAGAACACCAGTATGCGGCATCTGTAAAGAGGATGGTTTAGTTGAGGTTCCTTCAATTGGATTTCTTCAATGGAACTTTGGAATGCTAATTCAAGATGCATTACCTGATTTGGACAAATCACTAAGAGAACAGATAAAGACTGGTATCCATCCAGAATGTTGGAAGGTATTAACGCAAGATGAAGAGGACAAAGAGTAATGAAAATTATAGAGGATAAAAACTTATACGCACCAGTCCACGATATTGGCTGGGACTTCCCCCTATGGAGTGAAATCCTCCCAGGATTGTGGCTTGGCGGTACGGATGATGATGACACAATTGAAACCGGTGTCAACATATATAAACCACGTGTAATTACGAAGAATGAATTTGATACGGTGGTCACACTTTACTCATGGGCTCAACCAGTTGACTGGTTGGTCGAGGAGGTGCGTTATGGCTTCTACGATTCAGAGATTAGTCACATCGATTTTGACGCGGTTGAGAGAGCAGCAGAGTTTGCATACAGTGCCTGGAAATCTGGTAAGCGTGTGTTAATTCGCTGTCAGGCCGGAATCAATCGTTCAAGTCTTGTCATGGCTCATGTTTTAATGAAGGATGGGTATACCGCAAAGAGTGCGATAAATCTTATGCGGGAAAAAAGAAGCAAGGCTGTTTTATTAAACAAACACTTCGTTGATTATTTAGTTATGTCTGAGGAGGTACCTAGTGCAAGATAAGATACATGTAGCGTATGACGACGTGTATCTTGATTGGAAGCTAGGTGGTAGGACAAACGATTCACATCCTACTAATCCTGTGCGTGCCAAGTACGCGACGCAACTTCTTTCTAATGACCACGAACTTGTTATCGTAAAACCAGATATTCAAGAAGGTGATCGAGCTAGAGTTGAATCTATTCATGACAAGGACTATGTTTCTAAGGTTTTAGATGAAGGTCACTGTGGTGAGTGGTATCCTGACCAGGTTGAGCTTGGAAAGGTTGCCCTTCACATGTTTGCCGGAACAGTTCGGTTAACTGAGAAGATGCTTGCCGACGAGCTAAAGGTTGGCTTTAATCCTCAGGGAGCTAAGCACCATGCTCAATACAACCACAGCTCTGGGTTCTGCGTGTTTAACGACATGGCTTGGGCTGCAAAGGAATTTCAGAAGAACGGCATGAAGGTTATGTATATCGACTGGGACGCACATCACGGAGACGGCGTTGAAAACCTTTTGGCAGATGATCCTGATCTTGTGACGTGTTCTATTCATGACTCAGTTATCTTTCCTGGTACTGGACTAAGTGGTCACACACCAAAACAGGGAATATACAACTGGGCACTTGACATGGCAAGCGGTGATTCAGTTTTTATGGATGTAATGGGTGAGATCGAGATCTTGGCAGACAAGATAAAACCAGACGTCGTTCTATTGGCTACCGGAGCTGATGCACATCGCACAGATCCGTTATCTACTCTTAAGTTTGACTACTACGGATATGAGTTCGCAGCTCGTACGGTAGGTAGAATAGCATCTGCCTACGCCGATGGAAGGGTACTTATCGGAGGAGCCGGTGGATACCAGCCGTTCGATCATACTCCAGCCATCTGGGCAAGAGTTGTTGATGCGGTATATGACGAGGTTTCACTTTTCGCAAAAAAGTGATAAAGTATTACTAACCGCAAGGTACGTTCATGCCTATGCGGGGGTCTCCCTGGTGAGCCTCCAATCCCTCCAGGTCGAGACATCCTTTCAGGTGAGTAGAAGCTAGGCGTAACCTATCCGCCTAGCTTTTACTTTTTTAATGTACTATAGTACACATGGCAAAGAGCATGATGGAAAAGTTAGCTCTCCTCTCAGAGGAGGAGAAGCAAGCTGTGCTTGCAGGTTTCGATGCCGAACAACTTCTTTGGGACTGGTCAGTGTGGGGTCGACCTGAGCAGCAACCACCTGAGGGTGACTGGTCAATCTGGCTTTATATGGCTGGACGCGGAGCTGGTAAGACACGTACCGCTGCCGAGTGGGTTAGAAGTGAGGCGCGTGACGCAAGCAAAGGACAGAAGCGTTTTGCACTTGTAGCTCGAACTGCCGCTGACGTACGTGACGTTATCGTTGAGGGTGAGTCAGGAATCATAAATGTTACGCCGCCAAGCGAGCGTCCACTGTACGAACCATCGAAAAGAAGACTAACCTGGCCAAACGGAAACACGGCTACCTGCTTTACGGCTGACGAACCAGATTCACTTCGTGGACCTCAATTTACACACGCCTGGGGTGACGAGGTTGCAGCCTGGAGGCAAACTCCCGATGCGGCAGGTATGACAGCATTTGACAACCTTCGCGTTGGCACGCGTCTTGGAGCCAACCCAAAAATTATGATTACAACAACTCCTAAGCGTGTTCCACTTCTTTACCAGCTTATGGCTGAGGCTGAGAAGACAGGGCGAGTAAAGATTACACGTGGATCAACCATGGACAACACCGGAAACCTTTCTAAGACATACCTGGACGCAATACTTGGCGTGTACGAGGGTACCCGCCTGGCAAGTCAGGAACTATACGGCGAGATGCTCTCAGACGTCGAGGGAGCTCTATGGACACAGGAACTTATCGATAAGGGCCGTGACATGCAGTATCCGATTGGAACTCCGCTGCGCTGCATCGGTGTAGATCCGTCCGTGGCTGAAAATCCAAGAGACGAGTGCGGCATCGTTGTCGTGGCATCAACAGGTGAACGAGATCTTTACAAGCGTCAGAGTTGGGTACTTGAGGACGCATCGATTCACGGCTCACCTGACGTGTGGGCAAACCGAGTAGTTCAGATGGCCCGCAAGTGGGGCTGCCCTGTGGTGGCTGAGGTTAACCAAGGTGGTGCGCTAGTTCGCAACGCCATAAACACGATTGACCCAACCGTCAAGGTTCTTGAGGTACACTCCAAGTACGGCAAGGCTCTACGCGCCGAGCCGATAACCTTGGCCTACGAGCAAAGCCGCGTTCACCACGTGGGCTATCTTGGAGACCTAGAGTCCCAGATGTGCGCCTGGATTCCTGGCGAGGGTAAATCACCGGACAGAGTCGACGCGCTGGTCCATGCCCTTACCGCGCTACTGATCAAGCCTCCCTCCGGCTTCATGGGTGGAAAGATCAAGGCTAAATCTCCAGCCCATAGGAAGATCCCGAGTTTCAGGGGCAAAGGTGGGTTCTCCGTCAGGTAGATCCTGATATAATTAACCTTATGAAAAACACAAACATAAGGGTAGTAAACACACAAAACCTGAAAGGGTTAATTAGGACTGCGGAGGTACTTGGTCTAAACCAGTATCCCGACATAAGGAGCCTTGACCTAGACGAGGCAGGGTTTCATATCCTAGAGCTTTTGCTTGAGGATCACAAGGGATTTACAAACCGTGACGTTATACATCACCGCGTAAGTGTTTTGGCAAAGGTATGGCAACGTCCAGGTGAACCTATGAAACCGGCAGAGTTCCTGCTTGATGTTCGTGCTCAGGACTGGGATGAACTGATTGACGCCGAGTCCATGAACCGAGCTCTCGACGAGTTCATCGGTCAACTTGAAGGAATAAAGGACAAGAGTAAAAGTGAGCGAAACGAGCTTGGCCGTAGAACCAAGGCCCTATTTTCTTGACCTTCCTGATATAATTAACCTATAAACGACGGAAGGTACTAAAATGACAAATACTCCAGGAAACCAAACTAAGTACTACTACACCTTCAGTGACGGTGAAACCATCTACCAGTATTGCCGATCAGAAGCCGAGGCTGAGTCATGGGCTGAAACCTATAGCCGTAGTGTCTTACGTGAGGACAAAGTAATATCACTTATCACATGGGGAACAAAGAGTTAATCTTCCCTACCTACCTGATATAATTAATCCAAGGACAAAACGACGAAAGGACTTCCCCATGAAAATCAAGATAAATAACTTTAGAGGTTATCGGTACCGTAGGTACGCGGTTGCAATGAAGTTCGTTGCCACCGTCTGGGTTATCTACTCAGCGATGTTCTTCTTTGCAAGTGAAAGCTTACTAACGTTCGTTGGTGCAATTATCATGGGAATCCTAGGATTCTTCCCAGCCATGCTTCTTGCCGCGGCGATGGATGACATCGCGGACACAGAGTTCGCGAACCGAGAGATAGGAAGATAACCATGGATCCACTGTTTAGCATCGAGACCTACGATCAATTTTTATCGATCTACGTAAGAGATCTGATAATGATTGATGTCAACATGTTTTTAATTCTTGCGGCTGCCCTAGTTGGCGTCGCCGTAAAGATCTACCGCTACAGGAAGAACACCGTAAAGGTTGAACCCTTGCTTGGCGTCGTAGGTCCAAGAAAGAAAAAGTGAAAAACGTCATATCACTGGACGACAGGCGCAAGGCCAAGGAGGAACAACTTCAACCTGGTGAGCGCATGTGGGGTCCACAACTTGCCGGACAGGTAAAGAAATATGACAAAAAGGTTTTACAAGAAGAGGAATAAGGAATATATTCTTCCTAAGGACGAATACGGAGGACCAACATGCTAGGCACCAACCAGCGTGAACAACGCTATGTCTATGATACCTGTTCCTTGTGCGGTGAGACAAACGTACTCGTCTACGAGATTGACGAGAGACTTATGTGTGCAAATGACTACAAGAAGTTAACTGCAAGCGTAAGCTTCGTCCAACACTGTGATAGGTGTGACCGTCCGAGTGCATTTAGAGATCCTGCGCACAGACGAAACGAATACCTATGCGGTGCGTGTCACGAGGATAACGGATTCATAGTTCAAACAAGCGTTACTAAGCGAGCGCTCGTAGCCTTAACCTCGGCCTTGAGAAAGACCGAAAAGCTTGAGTGCTACGCGGCTAACCGTGGAACCGAGTGTGACAACAACATAAAGCCTAGATCAGCCTGGGGTGGAAAGCTACTTTGCAACAAGCACGGTAAAACTCCTCCTAAGCCGGAAAAGGCCAAGAAATCTTGAGCAGTACCACTTTGCTCAAAGAGGCAGGCGAGTTAATCGTGCGTTCGCGTGCCTTGCTTTATCTAGCACGAAAATGAAAAACTACGAAAGGAAGACCAGTGTCAACAATTACACCTACGCAGGCTGCGTCACTGTACACGTCGGGTAAGTCCGTGGTGGAGGTAGCCCAGGAGCTTGGAATTACGTACGGCAAGGCTCGTAAGCTAATACAGGAATCAGGCACCGAGATCCGCAACACCTCCGATAGACTTAAGGGTAAGACCCGAAAGGCTAAGTAGTGAATAACCTGCTGCTAGTTTTACGCGAGCTAGCCTGGCCAGCCATAATCTCGGCTGGGTCGGCTGGACTTGCCGTTCTTGTGGCGCTCAGTTCCCCTGAGAAAGGTACCTTGGTCCTAGCCCTAGGGTTAGCCTCGGTATCATCGGCGTTATTGGCTCTGAGGAGCTAAAAGGCCATAAATTGGAGAAACGGGTGCCCTACGGGTGCCTGTTTCACCCAATCTGTGGTATAGTTATACCTAATGGGCAAACAGCCCAGCTACGGAGAGACGGAGGACCGACATTGTCAACCCTACTTATCTCCGGCCCTATGCAAGCGGTAGAGGACAGGCGTAAGCTTGAGAAGCATAGCGGTAGCAAGAAGCTTGGCAGAAACTTGCCAGGTTGTCCCATCCCTAACCTAAGGAGGCGAACTAGCGTTGCAAATCACAATACGTGGCATAGCAATGTCGACAGCGGCCTATATTACGGCACTAACGATCGGCGTACTTATGGTGTTCAACATAAACGCCAGCTCGGCATTACAGACTCTAACATCTATTGAGCCGATGTCTACCCCTGCGGTAGTCACCGACCCACTAGTTAAGTACAAGGGAGTTAAGTCCCTTGAGAACGACCAGCTCGTCGAGCTTCTCGATGCGGTGGGCTTTAAGGGCAAGTCACTAAAGGTTGCCTGGGCAATCGCCAAGAAGGAGTCAGGCGGACGTCCCATAGCTCACAACAAAAATGCCAGCACCGGTGATAACTCATACGGGTTATTTCAGATCAACATGATCGGAGATCTCGGTGTGGCACGACGTGATAAGTTCAACATAGCAACCAACGACCAACTCTTTGACCCTGTCACAAACGCGCAGATCGCGTTTCACATGACAGGCGGTGGCAAGGACTGGGGTGCATGGGGTCTAGGACCAAATGCATACGACGGTACCTCTCACGAGGGAAAGGTCAGCGAGCTTATGGAGGACTTCCCTAAGTCGTCCGGAAAGGTTTAGAGTAAAATAAACCTATGGACCAAGAAAACTTAGACACAGATAATATCCCTGCGGTAGTTGATGAAGCCCCTGCGGCTGTCATTGACATCCCTGCGGCACCAGCTCCTGAACCTGTTGAGGTTGAGGAACCTAAGCCTGTTGTCGTCGAGGAACCTAAACCTAAACCTGAACCTGTTCCTGAGGTCAAGCCAGTGCAGGTTGTGGCTAAGCCTGCAGCAAAACATGTTGTCGGTAAGGGTGACGCAGACGACGTATACCTAGCCAAGTGTGTATACAAAAATATCTATGAGCGCAAGTCACTAACTATCCACCACCTACAACGTCGCCTAGAGGAACTAGGATACAAGGACGTCATCGGTGACAAGGATGGATGGCTTGGAGATCTCACAAAGATTGCAATTGAGAAGTTCCAAAAGGACAAAGGCTTAGACGCTACTGGAAATGTAGACGCTGACACCTTTAGGAAGATCTTTGAAGGAGACTCAAACGTAAACGTTGTTATCTAACGTATAAAACATTACAAAGGCCACGTATCTAACGGTACGTGGTCTTTTTTATTCTTGCATTACAAAATAATTTTTATTCCAAAAAATAGTTGGAGACGTTTTGGAAAGTCTCTCTCCCTATACGAGGCCGTCTCTCACGTCCAAGGCAGTTAACCTTAAGGTATCAAATAATCCAAAATGTACATCATCTTATCACCGCAAAATGTACACATCGACAAAAGAGTATGATACGGTATCTACATGCATACTCCGGATCTGCCAAAGAGCGAGCAGGAACTAATCGCCACTCTGTCAAAGGAGAGTTTATGGAGAAGGGTGCAGGATCTTAGTGAGGCAGGGTGGACGTTGCAGTCCATCGCCGATGCGTTTGATCCACCGCGCCGCAGGTCAACAGTTCGTTCCTGGGTAGTTAAAAAACTTCCGGAGACAGTCGTATCATTTGGGAACGTTCCGACCCCTCCTGTGAAGAAGCCACGGTCCGTGAGACAGCGTCCTAAGTCTCCTGGGATTCCACATGACGAGCAGTTGAGAATCGCGAGACTTTCACCGCTGGCAAGACGCTACAGATCTCGAACAACTCCATCGTCCTCTTCTTTCACCGCGAATAAGGAACTCACCGTGATCGCAGGACAACTCTACCTAAAGGGTGTTACGGTATCGGAGCTTGCCCGTGCGTCAGGAGTTACCTACCGTGCGATGAAACGTAGAGTAGATAGGGCACTTGCGGCATGAGGGTACTTCACGATCTATTTCCGGCGTTCATCACTGTAGTTCCACCAAACACGGTCGACGACTTTAAGTCAGTTGCGGTGAAGAGTTCAGACCTTCCAGCCGGCGCTCGTTATCTTGAGCGGGTGCGCATCGTTGTTACCTCGGACGACAAGGGCAACATAGTTATGGTCGCGGCTGATCACCACACCGGACCACGTTTAATTTTCTCAGAAAGACTTGCGGACCTAAACTGGTCTGGAAACAAGACGGATGACTCCCAGCTGATAACACAGTCTGGAAAGATCATCGCGTTTAAGTATCAAAAGGGCTGCAACTGCGGAAGCCGTCTGCGGAGCTGGAGCCCCTACCGAACTATGGACTCGATTAAGGACCCAACATCATGAACCTATATCACATAACACACATGTCAGGAATCACGTTTATCATACTTGCCCTGGCAATATTTCGACTAACTAGAGCAATAGTTGCCGACGAGATATTTGCGGCGGTAAGAGACAAGATCTGGGACAGGTTCCCTCCGGAGCAATCATACGTAGGATTTTTCTTTACGTGCGAGTGGTGCGTCTCAATGTGGGTTGCGCTTCCAACCGTGATCTTTTATGCAATAAATCCAAGTATCACCTTGCTGGTAGGGTGTATATTTGCCCTGTCGGCAGTATCAAGCCTTATAACCGCGCGCCTGGATCAGTAATGAACCAGCGTTCCGTTAGACAACGACGAGGAGTAACACGTGGCAGTATTTAGAAAAGACAAGCCAGCTCGAGGACGTCTAAAACCTCGCCAGGCTAACAACGCCAAACCTGTTCCTACTCAAGTTACGTTGATCACAAGCGAATCAAACTTTGCACAATCACTTCCATACTCTACGCCGAGAGCGATGACGGCGGCAGCCGCGCGCATTCCTCTTAACGACAAGGGTGAGGTTGAACACTTTAAGCAACGTCGCGCAGGAGCATCAAGTGACTGGCAGGGTGAGGCTTGGGAGTACTACGACGCGATCGGCGAGATTAAATACGCATTTAACCTAGTTGCGTCCGTCGTCTCAAGAATTCGTCTCTACGCGGCGGCAGTTGATAACCCAGCGGAGACTCCGGTATCAGTTCGCGCAAGTAACTTTATCGATCCTCGTCTTGCCGCCGCTGCAGAGCGTGCGCTTGCAAGACTTGACTCCGCGTACGGAGGACAGGCTGGTTTATTACGTGATGCGGCGTTAAATCTTTCTGTATCAGGAGAGTGTTACCTAGTTCAGTTCCCCGCAAAGGCAGGAACAGGAACTCCAGAGTCATGGGACATTCGCTCGACAGACGAGCTACAGGTTGACTCAAGAAACTCATACATGATTGTTCCACGTCGTGACGTAACCTCCGCAAGTCGCGGTGGAAACGACAACGCGATTAGACTTCCAAACCAGGCGTTCGTTGGACGTATCTGGAGAGCTCACCCACGTTACTCCGAGGAGGCTGACTCAAGTCTAAGAGGTTTACTTGATCTCTGCGCGGAGCTACTACTTCTAAACAGAACTTTTCGTGCGACCGCACGCTCACGTCTAAACGCAGGAGCACTATACCTGCCGGACGGACTTTCAGTTGCAGCACAGGGAGATCCAGACTATCCTTACGACGACGAGAACGAGTTAAATCCAGGCGTCACCGTTGAGGAGGCTGAGGACGAGTTTGAGGATCAGCTCATCGACGCGATGACAACTCCGATTCGCGACGAGGACTCCGCAAGTGCGGTAGTTCCACTTATCATCCGCGGACCTGCGGAGCTTGGGGACAGAATTAAGCAGTTTAAGTTTGAGAGATCATTTGACCCAGCACTTGCACAACGCGCGGATCGAGTTCTAGAGCGTATCCTTCAGGGACTAGACGTTCCTAAGGATGTAGTTACAGGACTTGCAAACGTTAAGTACTCAAACGCACTTCAGATCGACGAGGCTCTATACAAGGCACACATCGAGCCGTTGATGCTTTTAATTGCCGACGCCATAACCGTCGTCTACCTACGACCAGCGCTTATCGCATCAGGCTTTAGCGAGGAGGACGTAAAGCGTATCTGTGTTTGGTATGACCCATCACAGGTTGCAACTCGTAATGACCGTGCGGCTGACGCTGACTCCGGATATGACAGGATGGCAGTTTCAATGGAGGCGTGGAGACGCGCTCACGGATTCTCCGCCGCAGATGCTCCTGACGCGAAGGAACTTGCGATTCGTCTTCTTATCGAGAAGGGCGCTTTATCTCCAGAGCTTAGCGAGGCGATGATAAACGCACTCTCACCTGAGTTCATGAACAAGATCCGCGAGGTTCAAAACGCAGGATCACCTGCGCCGATAACTCCCGAGATTCAACAGGCACTTGACGAGGCGGCAGGACTTACTCCTCCACCTTCAGAGGAGACACCTGAGGAGACACCACCTTTACCACCGCCACCAACAGAGGAAGGAACACAACAGTAAATGTTAGATAACCAAAACCCTAACATGATCGTTCAAAAGCCGGAGCTAGTTGAGGCATTAGCCGAGCTTCTAGGCAATGACGTAGTCATGTACTTTAAGGCACACGGACATCACTGGAACGTCACAGGACGTGACTTTGCACAGTTCCACGAGTTCTTTGAGGAGATCTACGAGGATCTTCTCGCTCAGTTTGATCCGATTGCCGAGAACATGCGTAAGCTTGGCGCGGTTGCACCTTACACTCTTGCCGAGCTTTCAAACCTATCCTCGATGCAGGACATGGACTGCGGATCAGACGCAATGTTGATGGTTCAAGATCTCTACGAGGCAAACAACGTCATGCTTAAGTATATCGACGACGCGTTTCAGATCGCGTCAGACCTTGACGAGCAGGGAATAGCAAACTACCTAGCCGAGCGCGACGATAAGCACAAGATGTGGCGCTGGCAGTTAACCGCGTACCTAAGCCCAACCCAGGCGGACAGCTTGGGAAAATCTGACGCTGTTCAACCTGTAGTAATAGGAGATACTGAGGAAGTTACTCCTATGGTTGAGCAGCTTATGAATGATGCAGACGGTTGCCCGATCTGTGGATACGGCGAGTGCGTGTGCCCAGGAAGCGACGGAGGAATCTGTCTCTGCTCCGAGGTGTGCGCCTGTCCTCACTGTCACATCATCATGGCGGCAGGATCAAAGCCTGCGCCAAAGAAGGACCGGATCTACGGCTCAAAGAAAAACGCGCCAGGATCTGCTGAAGGCGGAAAGAAGATAGTATTTAGTCAAAAGGTTGAGAATGCACTTCGCAACAAGGTTGAGGAGCACAACAAGAAAGCGTCTCCAGGACGCAAGGCAACGCTTCCGATGTTAAAGGCTGTGTACCGCCGCGGATCAGGAGCGTTCTCATCTAGTCACAGACCAGGTAAGACAAGAGATCAGTGGGCGATGGCTCGCGTTAACGCATTTCTAAAACTTTTAAGATCAGGACGTCCCTCAAACCCAAATTACAAGCAGGATAATGATCTACTACCTAAGGCTCATCCTAGGTCAAGTCGTGGTGAGGCATCACTGATCGGACATGAACTTCTTGAGGTTGCGCTTAAGAGTGCTGAAGAGTACGGATCTCCAGAGCACGCGATATTCTCAATGGCAGAATACTCAGGACTTGGCTACGAGATAATC